TGTGGGGAGTAAATCCTCCAGACACTGGATTCATTTTACAATTGCTTATTTACCTTTGTTTATTCTACCGAAAACAATTGTATAACAAGCAGGCACAGCCTATACTGGTGCAAATTCTCCATAAAACTCGGCGCGTTTTTCAATAATAAGAGCGCGGGCTTCTTCCTCAGTTTTTACTGTCTTATCAAATAAGACTTTGCCGAAGTGGCGAAGTCTCACTCGCCAGGTTCCGTTTGGGCGGCGACAATAGCCGGCATCTTTTTGATTGCGCCGATTTTCTACCTTTGTAGCAAGGCGCAAGTTAGACCAACGGTTATCAGTTTTACACCGATTTTTGTGGTCTAAGAATTTATCTTCAATATCCTTGCCAGTCATCCAGCACCAGATAATCCTGTGTACGACATATGTTTTGCCTTTGATTGTAGCGCGGTAATATCCAGATGAACCGACGCCTCTTACTGCATCGCCAATCTTTACTCTATTTGCCGGGCGCACTTTCCAAGTTAAATCGCCGGTTTCAGGGTTGTAATCAAATAGTTCTTTGAGTACTTTTTGTGTAGGTAGTTTCATATTATTTATTTCACTACCTTATTCTATTTATTCATACTGCCGAGTGTGGACCCAATCTTCAATAAAAAAGGCGACCTGCTTGTATTTATCTAACCTTACCGCCACATTGTACTGAGCATAATTCTTGAACCCACGCTCGTATCTGCCGGACCCGGTATGGCCATCACGAATTCTGAGCCAGCACGCTCAAATGCATAGCGGCGTACTTCAGGTCTACGATAGTTTGGTACGTAAAGTGTTTCTGCTAAGCGGTCACATTCACGCAGATAAATCTCGCGGAAATACTCATCACCCTTCAGTGGGTCTGACGTATTAATCGTACGCTGAACGTCACCACTAATGACTTCCTGACGCGATGGGTTTAAAAACCGGCTGCCGTCTGCATCAAAGTAATCGTCTGGAATTGCAGCTGATGCTTTCCACGCAATGTCACAACGCTTAACGTGATAGACGATTTCGTTGTACCAGAGCTCGTCTGGCACCAATGCCATTGCTTCTTCTAACCTTGCTCTATCACCAGCAGGGATTTGAGCACCGGCATTAAAGCCTAAGTGGTAACGGACTTTAGATTTTAAATACTCATCTAGCTGCATTAGCTCAGCCCATATTGTTGTAGTAATCTTTTAAAACTTGCTCAAGTTGTAGTTGTTCCATTGAGCTTAATTGACCATTTGTAGCTTGAATACGTGCAAGCATATTTCCAGCAGGAGATGATTGTTTCATCATATTTGCCATACCAGCTCCTAATACACCACCTGCAATAGCACCTACAAGTCCACCAGCAGCACGAAATCCAGGTCGAATTGACCCACGCATTTTCTGTGCCATTCCACGGCTTAATCCTTGCTGAGCTGCCAAACTATCTTTCATAGCATTGATTGCTCTACCACCCATATGCAGAGGTGTTCCAGCTAGTGCTCCAAGCAGTGCACCACCGCCAGCACCTACACCCATAGCAACAGCTGGATCTGGCTTATCTTGAGCATCTAGCATAGCCTGCTGCAGAAGCACATCAGTTACTGAAGGGATGGCCATATCTATGGATAATTACTATTACTACTAGTTTAACTGATGAAGATGAGGTCTTCTTTAATCAGTTGATCCCAGTTGACGCGAGGAATGTTTTCAAGTTGACCGAGGTTTGCAAAACGCTCACCACTGAGTGACATACGCATTTCTACAATCTTTTTTGCTGTTGCGTAGCCGACACCAGGCAGTCGTTTTTGAATCACTTCTGCAGTAGCTGTATTAAGGTTTAGACGTGTGTCTTCAAGCGGCACAACAGTCGGAGGTGGCAACTCTTCTGGTACTTGCAAGATAGGAGCTTCAATCTTTTCAAGACGTCCCTTTTTCTTGTCATAAGGCACCAGCTGTTCAAGAGTTAAGTATGTAACGTTTCCTCCAGCATCACGCACCATTGCGTAGTCTTTATCGTGCTTGCTAATAAACTCAACCAGTTTTCCAGTCTTTGTATCTTGGAACAAATTACTCATGTTTTTATATCTCACATAGCCTCATTATAGGCACAAAAAAAGAGCCCCTTTAAAGAGGCTCTTGTTTTATCAAAGGTTATCAATAACCTTGACCAGCTTCCACAGCGTAAGGGATGTGGAGGTCGTCTGCATCAGCCACAGCATCAGGCAGGAAGTAGCACACTTCCACGATGATGGCAGAAGGAGACTTACGGCAAGCACCAGCGGAAGGCTTGATTGAAGCAATCAAGTCAGCAGAGGTGGTCACTTGTACCGGGGTATCGCTAGCCAGTCCGGTGCCATCGAGGATGGATTCAAACAGGCTGAACTCACCAACGGGATTGAAGTAGCCGTCAGCTTCTGCAGTTGCAGGCACAGCAGCGGGGGTTGAAATACCAGAGACGGTCACGGTGGCAGCACCAGCAACAGTTTCTTCGCGAACGCCAGTTGCGTTCACGCCCGTGCGGTACACCACAGCACCTGCAGGAATCACGAAGGGGCGATCCTTACGGGGCTTGTCGTCCTGACGCAGGTCGGGAGAAAGCACTTGCAGGTCGTAGGTGCCAGCAGCCAGCACACCGTCAGTGTCGAGGACACCGTCGTTGTCAGGGTTAAGCACCAGAGCACCAACGCCACGGAAGAACACAGCGCCGGGGAGTGCGACCACACCTTGGTCGCGGTATGCATTCAGATGAGCAACGTAGTTACCGGGGAAGATTTGATTGTTCCAAGGAGTACGCTGTTCAGAATCAAAACTAAAAGTAGCCATTGTTAGTTACCTCCTATCAGTAAACGAAAGAGTAACCAACCGTGATGAAATCCTTATTCAGGGTTTCAAAACCGGCGAACAGAGACCAGATCATGATGATGAAACGAGAGAAGTCGTCGTTGTTATTCAGCAGAATCTGGGCGTTATTACCACCGATGCCCACGCCGACAGCCTGAGGACCGAAGAAGATCAGCTGTGCAGCGTCGTAATCAGCAGCGCCAGCAGACTCATCAGTGATGGTCAGGTTGTAAGAAGTTTCGGGCAGGTTGGTGGACTCGAACCAACGGACACCTTCAAACAGGAATCCGGTAGGCATTACGGGTTGACCAGCAACAAAGCCGGCTTGTCCGTAGGCAGGACCCATACCTTGGAAGAAGTTTGCAGAAGGACCGGCGATGGGGTTCATCGGGTCAATCATTCCTTGGCCAGGATAACGAGCGATTTCACGGAAGTCGCTGTTCTGACGCAGGTGCATCATTGCGGTGGGGTCCACGATGCAGCGGTAGTAACCATCAGCAAAGGTGGGGACGTTGCGCTTACGCATGTCCTTCACAACTTCGAGGAGGTCGGTCTTGACGTCGAACTTGGCAGATTCGCCAGCTTCGTACTCAACACCAAGAGTTCCAGCGCCAGCATCAGCGCCTTTCTCCTTACCACCGGGCAGGTAGTATCCGCCTTGCTCATCAGAAGACTTGCCACAAGCTTCAGCTTTGAGCAGTTCGTTAGCGAACACACGGTCACGCCAGCGACGATAGTCGTCAAGCAGGGTCAGCGAACCGATGGACTGGTGGAAAACGTTGAGGTTACCGGTGTCCAGCAGCAGACGCTGGGCGGTAATCAGGGTTTCACGAGCAACCTTGAAAGTAGAAGGCTGAGTCGTGTCGCGGGAGTCGGCAGGGCCGGTGTACTCACGCAGGGTGACAAGGACCTTGTCCTTGACGATGTTACGAGCGGATGCGGAACCAAGGGTCTGGTCGGCAGTACGCTCACGGGACTCCTTAGTACCGGGCTTACCCCAGAAGCGATAACGGTCTAACTGTACGGTTTGACCGGGTTGCTTCGAGAAGTCGTGCACAACCACGGGCTCAATTGCCATCTCAATGATGTAAGCCGGGTGGGGACGATAAAGCTCTGCACCAAGAAGCTTCGGAAAATCATTATCAATCCACATAGGATCGTAACTCCGTAAGCTAAAAGGTTTATAAGCGACATTCGACTTTGTCGCATATCACGATATTAATAATTAATACTATAGTATTAAATATGTACCCTAATATATTGTGGTAACTGATGGAATTTATTGACGACAAAATTTGGAAGCCAGTGCACACTTTACCTGGCTATGAATGTTGTATCGAATATTACGTAAATCAACGTGGTGCTATCAAAAGTACTAAAGGTCAGATTGAGCGTATTCTCAAGCAACGCATTAACAAGAATGGATATGCACAGGTCAACCTAACTCAACGTATTGGACGTAAGAAGACAATTACTGTGACTGTCCATAAACTTGTAGCACTTGCATTCTTACCTGCACCATTATCAATGCCTGGTAGGTCAAAGGGTGCTGCTAAGGTTCTTCATATTGATGGCTGTAAAACTAACAACTCGATTCATAATCTTAAATGGACTAAAATAGAAGAAAGCTTATAGAAAATCAAATGGCTGATAGTCTTGTACTTAAAGGTGTCAAGGACGTCCGCAAGCATACTGGTACTGAAATGCTTCTGGTCAATCCTCGCCGTGGTGGTAATACACACCAAGTTAAAGAGTGGTGGCGTGTCGGTGGTGTAAGCACTACTTATACTGCTTGTACAATTTTTAACGTGACGACTACTGAAGGTACCGTCAAACTTGTATTAGCAACAGGTAAGTCTGAAGACAGTGATATTCGTATTGACCACGATGGAAGCTTTAACTTTAGTTTCTATCAAATTAATGAAATCGACCGTGCAGCACTCTTTACTGATGCGATGGAATTGATTGAGCACTATGTGTTCCCAAGCATTGCTGGTGGTCCTATCATGACTGTCACACCTGCAAATGCAGCTGACCGTCCGTCTGCTCCGCCTCCGGCTCCGACCATCGGTACTGTCACCCTGACTGGTGAGCAAGCACCTACTGATGGTGACACTGAAACTTACACTGTCACTAAAACTGGTGATGCATCTCCTACCTATGTGCTTACCAGTAGTGATGCAAACGATACTATCTCTGGCTTAGATGTTACTTACAACGGTGCTGGTGCTCGTACCTTGACTGTTACTGCAACTGATGCAGCAGCAAGCGACAGCCCTGCTACCGGAACTCTTTCAGTGAATGCAGCTGTACTGTTCTCTACTCGCGTCTCTAATGCTGACCTTAGCGTTGAAGTGACTGTTGATGACACTGGCAACGGTAATAAGTATCAGATTGATGGTGTTGAGCAGGACACCATCCTTGCTAATGTTGGCGATACAATTTACTTTGACTTGTCTGACGCTTCACTATCAAGTCATCCCTTCAAGATTTACACCGATAGCAGCAAGACTACTGAAGTGACTGTTGGTGTTGAGCAAGAAGGTACTGACCTTATCTTTACTCCTCCGATTGCAGGCACCTTTAGCTATCAGTGTCAGCAACACGCCGGGATGGGCGGTGACATCATCGTTACTGAATGATCCTAGCGATATATCGCTTTTGCTCGTCACTCATATTTAACTCTGAAACATACTCGTCTCCTATAAGCACGTCAACGTTGTAATCTAGGCGACGAGTATTTCTTGCATGAAATCCAATATAGAAACTATCGTTTGGTCTGACGTACATATGGTCATAAGGGTGCTCTTCTCGTTGTGCTGTATATAACCTCACATCTAACCAGTCATCCATATAGATATTTCCAGTCTTCAGATTATTCAAATCAACACTTAAATATCCATCAAACCTTGTACCTAACCCCATTTGAAAAAATGCAGGCGCATAAGTGTTTTCAATGGTTTCATCACTGTTAACGTCAACAATAACACCTTCGTAATACACATCTTCCTCTTTTGCATTTGTTATCTTTGAGCATTCCCAGCCTTCTTCTTCAAAACAAGTTGCAACAAAATTTGGATCTAGATTAACTGTTACTTTTACAAAATAATTTTCAGCACCAAATAAACCTACTGCACCTTGGTACTTAAGGTTATAGGGAATAAGTGCAACGTTTAATTTGTCAGGACGTGTAATAGAGGGTCCTGCTGCATAATTTAATGCACGGCTACTTGATAGACCTTGAGGTGCTGTATTATCACTAGCACCATAAATAAGGTGATTGTATAGAATCTCTTTGGTAACGTCCATTACGCATCGATGCTCTTTTCTCCATTGTATTAAAGATACTCAGACACCATATCACTACTCATTTTTAGCTGTTTTAGTGCTTTGTGCTCAAGCGTACGGACACGATCGCGGCTCATATTTAAAATCTGTCCAATTGCTGTCATAGACAGCGGTTCAAGAATTTCTTCGCCAATGCCGTAGCGCATACTAATTACTGCTGCTTGTAGGTCAGGCAGGTCGTTAATCATCTCTCTAATGTCTTCTTTAATAAACGCTTTTTCTAGCAACATATCTGGTGTTTGCGTTTCATCTTCAAGCAGGTCAATAATTGCTGTATCTTTGTTCTCACCAATCTTCACCTCAAGTGATGTGGGCTGACGAGCTTTACACATCAGGTCTTTGATGTCATCTACTGATAGCTCAAGATAATCAGACAGCTGAAAAATTGTTGGCATATAGCCGTTGATCTGACTTAACTCACGCTGGGCTTTCTTAAGTCTGTTGAGATTCTCAGTAACGTGGATTGGTAACCTAATCGCCCTCGATTTCTCAGCGATTGCCCTCGTGATACCTTGCCGTATCCACCAATAAGCATAAGTACTAAACTTATAACCACGACCAGGGTCAAACTTCTCAACGCCACGGACGAGCCCGATTGTTCCTTCTTGGATGATGTCCAAGAGCTCCATGTTGCGCTTGGTATATTTCTTTGCGACAGAGACAACAAGACGAAGATTAGCGGTAACCATCTTGTCTTTGGCTTTTTCTCCATCACGCAATTCACGTCTCAGCTCTTTAATTGTAATTCCTAAAGAGTTGGCTAAATCTTCTTTGCTTGGATTTTCAAGTGATTCCTCACATGCTTTGATTTCCATCAATCGCTGAACCTTGCGTCCTAGCAAGATTTCTTCGTCGTGTTCAAGAAGAGGGATTCGTCCAATATCTCTCAAATATGCGCGAACTGAATCACCCGTTGCTCTTGGTTGTGACATATAATTCCTCGGCTACATATTCACTATAGCCTTGAATTATAGCTACTGTCAATACTTAACCGTTGATTCTTGCAAATCTAAGTGACTTTGAAGGAGGTTCTTCTCGTCCTTCTAATGCTTCTACTGCCATCGCTTGTGCAGCGTGTTCGTTAAAACCTTTAGAGCGATAATTGTCTTCGTACTGTTGATATTTTTCTACACTACTTTCAAAATCTTCACCGTGCGTTAGCATTTCAGCTGTCATCTGATTAGCAGCCTGGTCAGGCACACCATCTGTTTTCAGATGTTTCCAAATAGTTTGAAAAACCTCAGGGTCTGCCTGAGGCTCTTGTCCTGCTAAACGCACGGCTATCTATTTATTAACTACACCTATTGTAGTCAATTTATTATTTATCAGCCGTAACGACGTGCCGTTGCTACTTCTTGTCCGAGATCAGGATTCATTCCTGCAGTCATTGCTTTACCAACAGCAAGATCATTTAAGAACTTAGATCGCTCAGGACTTTGCATCGTGCTATTTAGCCTCATCAGTGCAGTACCAGAATCATTGGCATAAAGCACTTCAGCCATACGGCTAGTTGCCAGTTGCTTTGCTTTTGCTTCGGCATCATATTGATTAAGATTTTGACGTCGCATATCTTGCACCGCACCAGCAGCAGCTTGAGGACGTGCTGATTCAATATTGCGAGACATCTCTTGCATTTCCAGCCTTTGGTTGTTAGAAGGCTGAGCATTAACTCCAGGCTTTGTAATAGCGCCTTGGTCATACATATTAGGGCCAGGTGCTACTTGGCTTACCATTCCAGGCATTCCACGCTGCATTGTGGATTGGCCAAGAGTCTCTTCAGAAAATTGATACGGACTAAGCATTTTTAAATTGCACTCTATATATCTATTGTAGAGGGATAGAAAATACTACCCCTCTAACAGTATCAAATGTCTTGTACAAGCATCTTGGTTTGCATTGCACCAGCAGGTGCTTGAGCCAGATACTTCCAAGCATTCTCAGGGTTACTGTCCATCAGTTGACCAAAGCCACCCCAGAAGTCATTGATAGGGTTTTGCTGACGACCTGGTGTAGGCATATCCATCTCAGGACGTTGGAAGTTACGGGGCACACCGTTCTGCTGCTCTTGTGCTTGGATTTCAGCTGCGAACTGTGCACGAGCTTCATACTGCTCACGCTGCATCGTCTCTTCAGGGGTCTCAGTCGGATAAGGACCTTCAGGACCGTAGAAGTCGTTAACGTAATCAGCAAGCACGTCAGGGTCAGTCAGCATAAGGTTCATTGCTGCACGCTCTTCACCTGCTGCTTCAAGCATCAGAGACTGTGACTGCACACGCTGTACTTGCTCAATCAATGCATCTTCTACAGCACAGGCATACTGATTAAGGAGAACGGGAGCTTCAGCACCGAAGTGCTCAAGGACTTCAAGACTTTCGTCGCTGATTTGACTTAGATATGCGTCGCTTACCTGCTGCTGGGTTTGCCCTTGCATTGGTGCCTGCATTGAGGAGGCCTGGATTGAAGCTTGGGGACTGTAAATCTGCTGCGCCGAAGGTACCGACATTACTTGGGGAGCTGAACCCCAACTGGCTTGTTGAAGGGCCTGAGGTGTCGGTGTTTGATAAGCCGAGTACTGAGCCGGGGCTTGGGATGGGCTGCTTGTATTCAAACTGGCGCTGAGAGCCTGGAACGCCTCCTGCCATGGGTTGCCCGCCTGGGCTGCCGGGGCCACCGCCTGGGGTACCGAAGCCTGCGGGGCCGCCGCTACTGGGTAGGTTGGTGCCAGGGGTATTGTTGTTGGTTGCCCCATTGAGGCCTGGTAGGCTTGGGGGACGCTCGTCCCTTGTGGGGAGACCCAGCTTTGATCGACGCTGATCGGCGTCGGAGAGCTTACTTGGGCTGGTGCTGGTGTCGGTTGGCTTGTAGCTTCCACTGTAACTTAACTCCTTACGTAAAAATTCGAGTGATCTATATAGGAACCCTGTGATATCTAGGTTCGGGTCAGACGCTAATGGCATGTCTGGCGTCTGTGGGTGCGGCAATTGATACAGGCTGCCGAGTAGCCCAATGAATGAATTTAAAGACTGTTGTGTCTGCTGGACCATCCTAAACGGATAACCAGAAAGCATTGCTGCTCTCTCTTCATCTGTCTTTTGCGGGAATAGATATTTTAGCGCTTCAATAGAATCAACACCTAATTCTTGAAGGTTACGAACAACGATGCTGTTGTTTAGGATATCGTCTGTACCTTCTTCAAATACATCTCCTTCCCAACGCCAGTTTACTTTTGTACTGCCGTCTGGAACAAGTCCTGTAACACCTTCGGGCATTACACCCGACTCAAGTGTAGCACGGATTTGATCTTCTCTTACTTTAATAAATTCAACAATATCTTTTTGATACTTCTTTGTTGCCTTTATATATCCTTCGGCATCTTCTCCAAACTCTTCTGGCAACGGCACTTGAGGCTTTACTAAACCCGCTACTGCAGTGAACGAATCGTAGAATAGCTCCTCTTCTACTTCAATCATCATGCTAAAGATTTTGCACAAGCCATAGGTAAACATAGCTTTTGCTTTCTTTTCTGCAGTTGCTGCAACACGGCCGTACAGAGTTTTGATCTCGTATGCAGTTGATGCAGTCTGAATATCAAGATCATCTACACCGCCAAGTGCTAATCGGATTTCTTGCCTGTACTGTTTGACATACAGATTTTGATCACCTGATACGCTGTCAGGTGTCATGTACTGCACACGGTCAGTTGGCTCTAGGTTTGCGATGACACGCGGCACCTTAATCTGACCATCAATAGAACTGACACCAAATGGCTGTGATACACGAGTGCTGTGCATACTACCACCAGTCATTGGTGCAAAGCCTGCTTGAGAACTGATGGTTGGTCTGAAGGTATTATCTTCACCGCTCTCTACTAAGTCGTGTTTAGGACGACTAGACACCAAAGTTGGATTACCGAAGAACTTTAAGTTCTTACGGATGTTACGTGTAAGCTCATCGTGATACAAAATCTGATGCGCTAACCAATCAAACTCACCATTACCGGAAGACTCACCGGTACAATCCATATGATTGAATATCTCTACAGCAGGGATGAAACCAAGACTGTTTGTAAGAGTTTCTGTTTGACCAGGCATATTTGGAACAATTGTGCCTGCGTCATTTTCGAACTCTAGCTTTTCGTTTGAAATAGTCTGTTCAATACGGTCTTTATATACTTTCAGTCTGATGTATTTTTTCTTGCCACCTCTACCGTCTTGTGTCTCGTAAGGTGTTAGAACGTTTTCTTGTTTGACAGCAAAACTGTAAATTAATACAACACTTTCAATGTCGTTCTTTTGGTCACGATAGACTCGGTAACTATCTTTAGGGAAGAATAGAATTTGATACTCATCACCGCTTGGTCTGAAATAGAACAGGCCCTGACCATCACATAAGAAGTAATCAATAATGCTATCGAGTTTCATCTCTAGCATATTGTGTTCACAGACTTTGGCAATAAACTCACGTCGCTTGCCATAGCTATCCTGCTCTGCGTAAAACTCAATTCCACGACGCAGCATGAACATCCGCATCTGAGAAAGATGAGAAGAAACAATCATACTGTCAACAGACAGGTCTCCTCTACGTTCTTTAGCTGCAGTGAGGATATTTTTAAACTCTGATTGTATTTGATTGCTCATACTCTTTCTCGTTATGTATTTAGTCTATAAGATTATGCTTAAATACTAAGGCCATCAATTCTATCCAGATAATTATCTGCAATGCCTCCCAGGTCAGGACGCTCTACCGGACCGAGAGGCTGTGGGCTTTGCCAATCAGGCTGCCTTTCACGAGCATGACGATATCGATCACCGTAGAGTAATAAGCCTTGATATTCTGCCCTAGCTCTTGAAACAAGAGGACTTCTCTTCACCTCTCTGTAGAGTGCTTCGATATCAAGTGGCTTTTGCTCTCTTCCATTATTAATAAATGCATTGGAAACATTTAAACCTTGCTCTATGTAGTTGTTATCTCCTAAAATTGCATCAGTATTTGCTTTATGGTTTTTGGCTCGTTGCAGGCTACCTTCTGCATCATTTGCACCAACAGTCGCTTTATAGTTTTGATTCTGTGTGTTTAGAGTAGCAAACCTTTCAGCAGCAGCATCTTTATCTAGACTGATTCTAGGTGTATATTCTCTTGCGCTGGGCGTATACGCTTTGTATGGAGCAGGATTTTGAATAAACTTATCTAAATCAACTGGTCCTATAGTTGATTGAGGCCTAGGAGGGCTTTGAAGATATTTATCTGCATCAAAAGAGCTGTCAGGGCTTTGAAGATATTTATCTGCATCAAAAGAGCTGTCAGGGTTTTGAAGATATTTATCTGCATCAAAAGAGCTGTCAGGGTTTTGAAGATATTTATCTGCATCAAAAGAGTTGTCAGGGCTTTGAAGATATTTATCTGCATCGAAAGAGCTGTCAGGGCTTTGAAGATATTTATCTTCATTGAAAGAGCTGTCAGCTCGTTTGTTAAGGTCTCTACCAGATGGGCTTCGATTATCTTCACTTAAATCAGCTGAAGCGTTAGAGCTTTTGAAAAATCTATCTTTATTCAAAAGGCTGTAAGCTCGTTTGTTAAGGGTTCTACCAGATGGGCTTCGATTATCTTCACTTAAATCAGCTGAAGCGTTAGAGCTTTTGAGAAATCTATCTACATTAGTATTATTGGATCTTACACCTTTCATTCCTTTATTTAACGCATTAAAAAATTGATCGCCACCAGCCATTCTCATAATGAATGGCTTACTATGTCTACTTCTCATCTGTATTAGATTGTGAAACTATCCTTATTGTAATCTAATTGTAGATTACCTCTTCTTAATAGGCCTCCTATTGTAAGCACCATTGAGTCCACAGCATCGTCATGTTGACTGTGTCCAAAGTTTAATAGCTCTTCTTCAAGTACATCCCATTTGCGCCATTTGTTCCATATCACACGTTTGTGCTCATACAGGCCAAGCACCCCTCTCAGCCTGGCTAATTTGTCACCTTTAAATCCTTTTACTGGTGAGCAGTGCAAGTTATAAAGTGCACGGTCTTCAAACATAATACGTTTAAAGTCACCTTCAAATGATGTTTGATATGCTACAGCTTCAGGCCATATGATGCACGGTGACATTGTTGGGAAGTATTGTCCTTCGTCGTTTTCTTGAAGAATGTTCCAATCTGCAAGCATTTCACATAAAGTATCCATCTTCTCAAGATTGCCCATTGTTCGAGCACGTCTCTGGTCAATCATATAAATCTTCCCTTCTTTGACACCTCCAAGTGTCATTACAGTCCAGTCATTTTTTTCACTCAATCCCGCACTCAAGTCAATGCCTACACCTAAGCAATCGTAATCTTCTGGTACTTCTTGTTTTACAATTAACTCGGGTGAAATACCAACATCTGTATTACGTACAGCAGTGTTGAGGTACTGATACGCAAAAGCAACACGGTCTTCTGCCTTACGTTCATTCAAATATTTCATTGACCAAAACTCTGGCCAATACGAACGTTGTCTACCGTCAGCGTCTGTTATAACAGCTTTCTGAATAATTTGTTTCCAATTATTCTTTGGTACAAACAGAGTGGCGTGTATATCGTCAAAATGGAACCGCGTACCCAAACAGATAGCCCGTGCACCTTGGAACATCGTAGGCGCGATAACATTAGACCACGTCTGCTCCATTTCACGGCGAATGTCTGGGTTATTGATGGAAGCAGCGGACTTGATAGGGTCATCAATGAGCACGAGCTGTGACCGTTTAGAGGTAATTGCACCTTTGAGACCTCCACACGCAATGGTGAAAGCTTCTTCACCTGCTGTATCAATTCCCGCAAAGTCATAGTCAATGCTCCAGTATTCGTCACTACGTTTGATTTTTGATAGCCTCACCATTGGAAAGACTTCTCTGTATTTACTGCTTGTCAAAATGCCTTTGATGGTTGCAGACTTTGCACGACTAATATCAACCATATAAGCGATATACAGGATACGCAACATTTTCTTTGCAGCTGCGTGTCTACCAATCATCCATGCTGCAAACAATCCTAAGACTGTAGATTTAGCTGAACCTCGTGGTGCAAGAATTGCAGTGTTTGGTCCGCCAATACCCATCAAGCACTCGCTATCTTCTCCTGTGCACAGTTCAGCGTGCCACTCCAACATATGCTTTGCTGGCGCTTTACCCATAAATACACAAAAGTCTTTGAAGTCATCTCTTGCTCTCAAGACATCTTCTGAAGGCGGTTTGGTCGTCACCTTTGTTGCGGTCATTAATGCTGACCGTCTATACGCTAATGATGCACTAGGTACTGCCATAAAACTAGACTATTTGTCTCAGTCTAACTTCCTAGCGATACAAGTCTGTACCTAATCCCATTTGACGTGCAAAGTTTAAATGATATGACTTAGATGCACGCTTGCTACGTCCGACTTTAGAGCGTTGCGTTCTATATGCATTTTGTGAACTACGTTCAGCAGCTTTCTGTGCTTGATAATTTTTTGCTTTTGCAATTGCTTTGCTTCTCTGTGTCTGCGCTCTAGAGACAGCATACGATGCTCTTAAATCGTTTGCATATTGTGCAGCCTCTTGTTCCTTGAAGTTTGTAAATGATAAATCTTGTGCTGGAAAATCTCCTGCTGGTAAGGCAGGCAGCCTTTTGATAAGAGTATCTTGTAGCCGTATTCCATTTAAGCTTCCATCGTTAATTTCTGGTAGTTCAGCTAACTCAGGTCTATATGGACTATTAAACTCTTCTTCCATTATCCGTTACTGATTTCACTGTAAATTTTGGACCATACAGCATTCATTGCATTCTCAATAGGTTCAGCAAACTGTGGGTCATCTTTAAAGATTGCAGTCATTTCACGCATCACACGGTCTGCACCAGCAAGGATGAGGCCTCGTTTATCGGTTGTGCGATTCATACGGTCAGACGTTTCAATGTGACTACGCAGTTCTTTCTCTAGCGATGCAAGGCGTTGTGCACCATCAGACCCTTTAATCTCACCTGATGTGATTGCCATA